GGAGCCGGTTATCTGCGGACCATATTTGCAAATGGCAACATGGTTGATATAGTGGTAACCGAAACTGATATTTCAGCTGTTAAATATGATAAAACAACGGGGCAAAGCAATAGAAAAGTTCTGGCTAATTTTACGGAATGATTATCCTGCAGCTATGATAGCTTTTTAATAAAATTAGTCTGGTCGTAGCTTGTAAAGATCATACTCCAAGCATCCCCGGTCCATTTGCTCAGTATCAAAGCTGATATCACCGAATATACATCATCAGCCATAATGAAGGCAACAAAATGACCATTCCCAAAAATGGAATCTGCATCGCCCGTAATACGAAAATGGTAAACGGTATTCTTAGCTTTTCTAAGGATCCCGCTCTCGGATGATAGATTGTTTTTAAAAAGCGAATAGACAGATTCTGAATGTTCAATGGTGTCAACATTGATTTGGATATTGCTATTTTGTTGAGTGATCTGATCCTGGAGATTCTTGCCAAAAGCAGCATCAAGCCCGAACTTTCCTGCCTCTGTTGTCAGCCCATTGTTCACCAGGTACTTTCCCAGGACTGTTTGGAAGGTATCCGATGTCACCACTTTTTCGACCAGTTTCTGGGCGATTTTATCAAGCAGCGCCTGAACGGTAGATTTCTTTCCTTTCCCTACTCCCGTAAGATCTTGGGTGTCTATCGCTGTCACCCCTGACGCTTCTGTTGCTGAGAATCCCTGAGCCATATATCTGTAATTTTTTCCATCATTGCTAGGTGTAACTCCGCTCAAATTATCCTTTATTACTTTATAGGTGCTACCATTATAAAATACTACATCCCCACTCATGTATGTAGCGTCATTTAAATATTCTCCTTTATCTACAAAGCCAATTTTGCCAAGCTTTGTATATCCTTCTGGTACAGGCATTATGTCATGCTCCTCTCATATGATTCTTACACAGGCATATCATCCCTATGTTTAGAAATTATCCATGATGATTATGTCACCATTTTCCAATACAACGTTGCTCCTTCCAGCTTAAAATCCACTCCCTGACCGCCCTTCATATACAGTATTGAAGTTTCTGGATCAAAGTAAAAACCTGGAGCAGTGATTTTACTGTATATTGCAGCCCTGTCAGCTTCATTCCTGGCACGTTCCGCCTGGGTTGCAGACTGTTCACTGTAATACTTGGAATTATCCGTATTCTCTCCTTCTCTGATCCCCTTTCCCCCTCGCGTCCAGCTCTCTGCAAGCGCTCCAAAATCCTCTGCCTCATCTCTGGCATTTTCCGCCTGCTGTCTCTGTTCTTCTGTCTCTTGCAGTGTACGTTCCGCATATTCTTTATACTTTTCAGTAATCTCATTAGCATGATCTACTGCCCGCTGTGCTGCCTCAGCCACATCCACTATATCCTGTGAAGCCTGATTAACGTTTTGTACTGTCTGATTTACAACTCCTTGGATTTTTTCAAACGCCGCTACATTTGCCGATCGAACCTGGCGTCCATATCTGGCATTTTTCCAGTCCTGGATTTCTGATGACAGATCTATATCTTTTACTGGTGTTATCGCCACCTTCACTCACCCCCCTGTATCAATATTGTCAATCCGCTCCTCAAGATTCGATAAGCGATTGTATACGTCCTGCATGGTTTCTGTCAGACTCCAGCCTTTCCAGAAGCTCTGCCCGCCCATGCACTTAAAGTCATACGCAAGACACAGTCCGTCATTATTAACTGCAAAATCATAGGTTTCTTCATTTCTCCATCCAGCCCAGAACCAAAATCCGCCCTTTTTATTCGGATCCGCTGACATTCCACACTGTTCATCAAAACTCTGAAATATGTCGCGTCCCCAGTCATACGTTGCCATGAATCCGCCGATATAAACCATATCCTCGTTTGCCTCAAAAAGACCATCCGCAAATGTGGCATGGCCTCCCACGATTTCCGGTGCTTTTAACTTTCCAGAATTGATTACAATTCCGGTCAAGGACATTCGCATCAATTCCGTTCCGTTTTCATCCAAGACACGGATCACACCGGCTTTTCCAAGTCCTGGGCCTCCCACCTCCAAGGTTCCACCCCGGATTCGGTCTGCCAGCATTGTTCCAGTTGTTACAAAATCAGCTACCAGATTTCCGTCAATCGTCCAAGCATTACTGTACGGCCCGTTAATGCCAGTTGTTGAAAAACCTATTCCATTCTGATTGATCTGAATTACATTCTTGGCGGTATCTTTATCAGGCGTATTCATGATAAGGATCCTCCAAGGATGCATTTTTTTACCGGTAGCCGGATCAATATTATCCAGAATTACATATCCGCCAAAACCTCCGGTGATCAGTGTAGTAGCATTGTCTATTTTACGGTTGATTTCTTCGCTGGTACTCTCCTGCAATTTATCAATCCGATCACTGACTGTTACCTGGTTTTTATTTATGCTTTCCGTCAGTGTACTGGTCTCACGGCCAAGAGTAATGCTCCCTTGGGTTGGATCCAACAGGTTAAGCGTACGCTGAGATAACATATAGCGCTGGTTAATCCCATGGGGGCTGCTCACTACATTAGTCCAGTATCCAATCTGGAAACGTTCTATTGCCATCCCTATATCTGACAGATCCACAGCGCTTATTTCTATCGTTTCCGGCAATACAGCGGCTTCTTTTAAGTATTCCTGCGCTTTCTCCAACAATAGTTTCGGTGAAGTTATTTCTTCAAATTTCTGTGTACCCCAGATACGCCCATAACGCTCCAGAATTTCCTGATCTGCCGTAATATAGTCCTTTCCTTCATTCACGCTTGTTATATTCACTGTCTTTGTCTGTGTTTCTCCCAGTTCATCCTGGTATTCCATTTCTCCTCCCAAGGGAATAAGACAGGTAATAATCCCCGATGCATCCACATATTTGTTCAGATCCAGCAGGTTTTCTCCAAAGCGAATAGTCTGTGAGTTGATCCCTCCATAATCCCAGACATAATCCAGATATTTCTTCCCGTTCCTGTTCTGGATCCTTAAATATCCCCCGTATTTTTCCGGGAGTTCCCGAAGCAGCGCCAGTGTAGAGGTATATGCACTGATAGTCCGTTCTATGTCCATATCCGTTCCTGCTACATTGATATAGCCAATTTCTATTCTTTTCTTCGGCTCCACCTGTTCGTTATGTACCTTAAGAAGCTGTTCTATATAGACATTCACACTCCCTGATATCGTCCTTGGGCGCTGGATACTGTCCAACAAATAGGTTAATTCCCCTTCGCAGGTGATTGTAACCATATTCTGGAAATCCTGTTCTGGTTTCAGAATCCGCCCCCGGAACAATTCTTCCTTATCCCTGTACAGTATAACTTCCGAATTGCAAGGCTGTAGTCTACTGTAATTTTTATGTCCCGCATAAACCCTGAATTGAAACGAGCCAGCATTTCCGGGCTCTTCCGTTAATACTGGCTCAAATATTCTCATTTCATCATCTAACGGTTCATACAGCGGGTATTTCTGTCCGTTTTGTTCTACATATACCCGGTACATTATAATATCGCCCCCCTGTATTTCACACTTACTGTTCCATTTCCAATAAATTTCAAGTAGTTTGTTCCCGGTTTGATCACTACATCATACACCTTGTTTGTCCCTTTCTTCAGGCTGTACTGTACACCCCCAAATTCCAGAAGCATATCTTCGGATACAATGATTTCCGGTATTGTCCACTTTTCTGTGCCGTCAATAAGCATGGTATACGATCCTGATACCGTTATATTTCCATATTCCCGAATTACTCCTATTTTAAGGTCTAAGGGATCCCATAACCAGTCTTCGTCTCCCGCCATCAGCTCATACTTATATGGATCTGCTTCCACTGTAATTGTAAATGTCCCCAATGTCCTGACACGATTGTAATCTCCTACAACCATACGGCCAGTATAATAATACTGTGGATCATCATCAAAAATCAGTTTCCCTGTCTTTCCATGGAATATCCGCAGAATTTCTGAAAAAACAGCCGGCCATTCATCAATAGAATAGCCACATCCGAAATTTAAGGTAATAATTCTCCGCTCATATATTACCCGTCCCGCTATAGCCTCCGAAAGATCCATACTGCCGTCTGCTCCCGGAATATCCTGATAAAATGTCTTTGGGACTGGAGGCTGTACACAGTGCCGGTCCTTTAAAGCCATTTTATAGGTTTTAAGCATATCAATATCATTGATACTTACGCTTGCATAAATCATCCTGTCCGTCCCTTCAAAATCTGCTGTGCTGCCAGTTTCCTATCAATGCTTCCGGCCGTACATCCTACAACCGCCTTACCGTCCAGCATTACATATTTCTGTTTTGCTATTTCCGGCAGGTACAAATTAAGCATAGACAGCAGATCCATCATTGTTGTAGTTTCCTCCAAACCGTTTCCAGCCCCTGGACGTACAGAAAAAGTATCCGTTAATTTTCTCACCATTTCGGACGGACTTATAGCTACCGACTGATACTTCTTAATTCCATCTCTTAAACCATACATCAGATTCTTTCCGATTTTTTCCCGCATAACAGCAGATGGAGAATGGATTTCAAATGCCTCTGCCATGGTTTTTGTAACATTATTCGCAATCTCCCTGACCACTGCATACAAATTGTCAGACTGGCTCTGCAGCCCTGTTATTATTCCCATTATGGTATTCTGCCCGATGTTCTGCATATCGCCCGGAAGGGTTCCCGCTGCATTCAGGATATTCTGCGCCAAGGCCTTAAATTTCTCCGTATTTTCCGCGTTTCCTGATTCGGTCTGTACGGTTGTTGCAAGGCCCGCAACCATCTCTACAGCGCTCTGTGCCATTGCCAGTTTCATGTTCTCCAGCGGTTGATTAAGAACCGCTCCAAGGCTTGCCATTGTATTTACATATTCATCCTTGTACTCTTCCAACTCCATTTCCGTCTGGTGTTTTAGCTCACGAATCTGCTCTGCGATCTCATTTTGCATGGGACGCAGTTCTTCCAGAGCCTGTTTTTTGGCAATGCGATTTTTCTGCCGATACAGGCTGACATAACGATCCAGTTCATCATCCGTCATTTCTGTCAGTAATTTTACCTGCGCTGCTGATTTTGGTCCTAATTCCTGAAGTTCTCCCAAAAGATCCGATCCGATCCCTCTTGCAGCCAGTTCATCCAGATTATCACGCCATTCTTTCAGGCCATCCACCTGTGATTCCAGGTTATTCAGCAGGTCATCAGAAGTCAGATCCGTATTCATGGAAAACTCGTCAAACAGACCATAGGCATTTTTGATTTGATCTGTTCTGGACGCTACTGCATCCTGATACTTATCGTTCAGATCCTGGATTTTATCATTCAGATTCTCATATGCCTTTGCCACATTCTCCGTATAAGTTTCCTCAGCCTTCTGCATCTTCTCATTCAGATCCTTCTTGGCCTTAAAATACTTATCATCTGCATCAATCCGGGCTTGTGTACCGTCTGTCACCTGTTTCCTTACGGCTTCCCAGAAATCAACTTCATCCGCAAGAGTAAGGTCATTATACACTTCATAGTTTTTCAGTTTTTCCTCAGCAGCATCCAAAATTGCAGCCGATATCTCTTCCTCATTCTTTTTCACATACTTCTTATTGCTCCGTATGCTTTTTGACAGCCCTGAAGCAAGGCCTTCTCCAATCCTCTCCGCAGTTTCCTGTGCTGCTGTTTCGACCTGTCCTATATTGGTTCGGATTCCTTCTGCGAATCCTTCCATCATATGGGGCATCCACTGTTCATAATTTCTCAGAGGCCCTTTTTCAGGTCTTGTAAAATGCATATAATTATATACAGTTCTGGCAACCGTCTGCGCAGCGCTCTCTAATTCCCGTATTCTGCCGCGTATGCCCTGTATATATCCTGCCATCATATCATCGCCCCAGACTTTGGCCTGAGAGGGCAGGTTCTGTATATCCTGGGATGAGGCATCCGCAATTTTTTCTCCCGCATTTTTCACGTCATCTGTGTTCGCTTTTAATGTTTCTTTTACAGCGTCCATCCCCCCTTGGGCTGCTTCGCCTAATGCTTTTGCCACATCTCCGGTTCCCTTTTTAACACCCTCAGCCAATCCGCTTACCGCCTCTATTCCAGCAGATAAGTATCCTGCGTTTTCAGATATTTCCTGTTTTACCCAATTATCCAGTTCCTGTTTGCTCCGGTCAATCAGCTCCTGCATCTGTTTCATCTGTGTCTCAACAATAGCCGGAGCACCATTTTCCACCGCCCGCTGCATCTCATCGTATTTTTCCTGGTATGTCTGCACCTGACGTTCCAAAGATTCTCTGGTGGCCACTTCCGCAGTAAGGAAGTTTTCTGTGAGATTAGTGATAGCCTTTTCGATAGTGGCTTGGTCTCCAGAAGATACTGCAGCACCCAGCTGTTCATAATTGGATACAGTTGCATTAAACTGATCCCAGGCAACCTGTGCTTCTCCCAGTTTCCCTTTCAATTCTTCCAGCTTTTCTTCGTACCCCTTGACCTCTTCATAGGCCTTATTGGATTCTCTTGCCAGTTGCAGGCCCAGTGAACTATCCTCCGGGGTTTCTTCCAAGTGTTTGCGGATATCTGCCAGTACCTTTGCCTGCCGCTCCCTGGCACTGTTAAGCTGTTCCTCTGCCACCTGTACATCTGCAAGACTGTTATAATAATCCACAGAGGCCTGTGCCTGCTTCTGTATCGCCTCTGCATAATTCCCCTCATTAGCCGTCAAAAGTGCCTCTGCCTTTTTCTTAATGATCAGCTGGTCAATATTGTTCATCAGATCTTGATAATTCCTGATCTGGTTTTTCCTCAGTTTAATTTCTATCCCAAGTGCAGCTGCCAGCTGCCCCGTGATAACTTCCGCCTGCTCCTGGCAACCTTCTTTAATCCTTCCATTTTCATCTGTGATCGCTTTAAGATTCTCTGCCAGCTTTTTTTCCTTAATAGCCTGGCTTTCTGCGCTTTCGACTGCTGTTTTCCGGCTCTCAGTAATCATCTTGTAGGATTCCGTCAATCCCTCGACCGCTGCCTTATGTTCCTTTTCCCCATCTGTCAGTTCTCTGGCACTTTTGTAGTATGCATCTGCCTCCCTTTTGGCTCCCACAAAGGACACTGCCAATGCTCCAACCGCTGCCACTGTCAGCAGGATCACTCCTCCTGGACCGGATAATGCTGCCAGTACAGGACCCATAGCGCTGATACCTTTCATCAGTGCACCGACCCCCGTTGTAACCTGTCCCAGCATAATCAGCAGTGGGCCAAGGCCAGCCGCAAATAATCCGATCAGGATTACGGTTTTTTGCATCTGAGGGGATAGCTGCGAAAAGCCTTTCACCAATTCTGCCAAACGGGCAACTGCCTGCTGGATCAGCGGAACCATCTGCTTTCCCAGCGGAACCGCAATATCTGTCTTGATTGTACGTCCAATCCCGGCCATCTGATTTTTAATATCATCATACTTCTGTTTTTTAAGATTCCCGATTGCGTCTTTCGTAGAATCAATCGCCTTTTCCGCATCTCCCATACTCAGTACTACTTCAGCGCCAAGATCCTCCCACATGGTTCCGAACAGGTTCACGCCTGCAATATTCTGTTTTAAAGGATCATCCATATTCCTTAATGCACTTATCGTTTCCTTAAACGCTTCTCTAGCTGTCTCACCACCAGCCGCAAACTTATCCGCCATCTTCTTGGCGTTAAGCCCTGCCACCTTGAATCCTTCCTTTGTGGTATCACTTCCGTCAATCACACGGATGGAAAGTTCTTTTACGGCATCACCAATCTTGTCCAGGTTAAATGCTCCATTTTTAGCGCCTGATGCAAAGACATTGAACATATCCTCCGCACCCAGCCCCACCTTCTGAAACTGAACAGAATACTCATTGATACTATCAATCAACTCTCCCGAATAATCCAAGCCGTTCTGGGCTCCCTGTGCAATCAGGTTAAATGCCTCTTCGGCACCAATACCAAATTGTTTCATCAATGTATTAGCTGCCCGGGTAGTTTCTGGGATATCATAGCCGTATACATCTCTAAGGGTAATTGCCGTCTCGGTTGCCTTTTGGAGCTGATCCGTTGGTATATCACGCATATTCTGACGCACAGAAGCAGCTGATTGGGCCACATCCTCCAAACTCTCACCATAATTATTTTTATAGATATTGCTTAGAATCTCTTCAAACTGTCTCGCTGCCTGGGCGGCCTCCTCCGTTCCGCTCGCACACTCTCCCGTTGCAGTCAGATATGTATTTACTGCGCTTTTCAAGTCATCCGCACTTTTTACAGCAGCCACACCAGCACCGGCCACAGCACCTGTTACAGGCAGCAGGGCAGCACCCACACCGCTTATCTTGCTTCCGGCTGCCTTAACCTTGTCCCCAGCCTGACCAATCTTTTGCAAGGCAACATTCGCAGACGCCGCCGTTTCTTTCAGACTATCCAGTTGTTCCTGAGTGGCAATGATCTCACGTTTCAGCCCTTCATACTGCTGCACGCTGATTTTTCCCCGCTTAAACTGTTCCTGCGCCTGGCTTTCAGCTGCTTTCAGACCGTTCAGTTTCTGTTCAGTCTCTCCCACAGCCTGATTCAGCAGACGCTGTTTCTGCCGCAGAAGCTCCGTATTGGATGGATCCAGTTTCAGGAGGCGTTCCACATCTTTCAGCTGTCCTTGGGTATTACGGATCTCATTATTTGTTTTTTTCAGTTCCTGATTTAATTCTTTGGTATCTCCACCAATCTTAATCGTTATGCCCTTGATCCGATCCGCCATTCTCTCGCTCCTTAAAACCGGTCAAAATCCTCCTGAGTTGCCAGATCTGGATAATCATAGCTGTCATTCTGGGCCTCCGTTGTCATGTCCAGGACAAATCCAATAGACAGCATTTCCAGATCCCGTATGTTTATCCCCATCTGTACTGCCCTCAGCATAAACAGGGGGGTGGTCATTTCCCGGCTACTCGGTTTAGGTTTTTTTTTGATTCTACTGCAGTTTCCATATTCAGGTTCCAAAGTTCAAGTAGATCTGGAAGAACTTCGTAGATGGAAAATGTGTTGAACTGATCCAACCATTCCTCTGGTGTGTCTGGTTGGGAAGAATCCGCGTGTTTTGCCATAACGTAAGCCACATTTTCAAATAGTTCCAGATCGTCAATGGGGATATCACTTCCCACTTCTTCTTCGTCCTCTTCCTTTTTTTCTTTTTTTGAAATCTGCCGCTCTAAGCGGATCAAATCCTTAAAAATATCCCTGCGGAATTTAGCCCGGTATAATCTTGGGATTGCTGCCGAAGCCCGAAATTCCACCGCTTTTCCATCAATCGGTATTGTTTTCTTTATCATTTTACGCCTCTTCTACCGGTGTCTCATATACGGTTTTATACCAGTTATTATAGGTTACTTCATCCGTCTCATCGCCTGTTTTGGCTTTAATTCTGCCATCAGGGAGTGGGGTCGCAGATATTGTCAGCTTTTCTGTAACCGGATCAATCGTTTCCTCTTTCGTTTGTGATTCGATAGATGGCCTGGTGGCTGCACAATTGTACAGTACATGGCGAATTGCTTTTGTATCTCCATCGAATTCAAACAGGAGTGCAAAGGCCGCCTGCTGTGCCTCTGCATTCTCAATCAATACTTTCTTTGAATCCAGTGTTTCTCCCAAAATATCAGTCCGAAAACTTTCTGGAAGAATTGCCAGTTCCACATCTCCCTCATAACCATTATTGGCTGCTGTTTTGTAGTACACAATTCCATCTGCGTAAAATGGTGAAATTTCTCCCTGTGCTTCCATAGACATACTTACTGCGCCAGGAATGGCCACCGGTGTTGCAAATGTGATTTTTCCCTCTTCTGTTTCTGTCAACTTCGCAAAGTGCACATTTTTCAGATTATATTTAATTTTGTTCTTTTTATTCTGCATCAATCAATACCTCCATTTCATATAGCACTTCATACAGCTTCTCTGTTTCAATATATTCTTGTGTCTTATTGAAGAAAAAGCCGTGCCTGTGCAGCGCTTCCTCTAGTTTCTTTTCTGCCTCCAGATCCTTTTTGTCTGTATACAATTCAACATCCAGCCGGTTAATTTCCTGATACACCATTCCATCTGCGGCAAAAGGATCATTTCCCGGATACAGGTATACAACAAAAGGAGGATCAGGAGCTTCCTCTTCCTCAAAGTGATGATATGCCGTCGGGAAGCCTGCAGACCGGAGCATTTTATCAATTTCCTGATCTGTCATTTTTATATCCCCTTTCCTAAACGTTCTTCAAAATCCGCTATAGCCTTTTTTTCTACAGGTGCAATATGTGGGATCCCGTTTACGCGACCGCCTCCCCTTTTAGCATGACCCTTTTCCAGTAAATGGGTCAGCCTATATTTCTTTTGGTTATATATGCGGACACTCATTTGGCTAAATCCATTTGTTTCTACCACAGAGGCCCATCCATCTTTATAATGTTCGGGTTCTCCATAACCTTCTGGTGCCGTTTGCTTCAGTTCTTTTACCGCCCGTCTGCCTGCTGCCTTTGCTGCATCCTTCATTTTCTCTGTTACTTCCGAAGCATACGCTTGCATCATCTCAGCAATTTCTTCTCCCATAAGAGCTATACCGACTTTTCTTCCCATTACTGCCTTCTTTCATCTTTGTAATGTATAGGGCTTTCAGACAGAGACAGATATAGACAAGGCGGTTTTGCATCAAACTTATTCTGTATCTGGCTGATTTTGTATTGTACGCCTTCAATGATAACCAAATCTGTCTGACTGATTTCCGGAATATACGGAATTGCCACCATCCTGCTTATCATATCAGAAGCTACCTTAGCCTGGTAAAATCTTGATATGCCAACTGTTTTATTTCCAAACCGTATCTTTTCCTGTTTTGTTCCGGCAATGCAGCGTTCTTTCACTATACAGATCGAAAGAATCCCATCTCCAAAAGTTTCAAAATCTCTGTTTTTCAGTCTCATATTTCTCTGCCCGTTTTCTCAACCGGAGTGATATAATTTCACCCCGGTAATTACTCCAAAATTCATTTAATGCACCCGCACGTTCATACATAACATAAATGAAAAGAAGAGATTTTTCCTGTGTATCCGATTCAAAGTCACATGCCCCCAGTTTTCCCGAAAGGGCTGCCTCTCCCCTCCGAATCATACTGTTTAGCTTTTCATCTTCCTCTAAACTCGTCTGCCAGGTAATGTCCAGATAATTTTTCACTTCTTCAAGCAATTTCATGGGACTTCCTCATCACTTTATGCCTTAGTATTCGCTGCGGTTGCCTCTCCCGCTGTCTGTACTTCTACTTTCAGTACAGCAGGTTTTAATTTGCTAATATCCAGCACCAGGAAGGCATTATTGTCAACAGGCTCTCCGTGTCCATACAGCTTTGTCAGATAAACTCTTTCATCCTCAAGGAAATGATACTGATCAGAATACTCAATTTTCCCTGATTTTGCCGTACCAATTCCCATGAAATATTTTTTTCCCAGTCCCAAAATCGCCTTGTCTTTCGGAACTCTGACCGACTGAATAACTGTGGTTGGATATGGAAGGACATTATTTACATAGGTTCCCGCCGGACTCATAATTGTAGTTCCTGGCATCACTTTTGTGAAATAATCGGATGGATTCACTACCATAATAACATTCTGTACAATCCGGTTCTTTCCTTTCGGTGTCACTGCCAGTTTGGCAAGTAAACCACCATAAGTCACCGGATCAAGGCTTGTTATCGGCAATGCCTCCTTGTCCGGATACACGCCTCCGGAAACCTCTACGTCATCCCCCACTTTTTTCATCATTCCAATAGGCTGATCCTTTCCAGTACCGGCAATAATTCCTTCCTCCAGGCCATTATAAGCAGCTTCTGTAAGAATATCTCTCACATACCGGTCCATCCATGCAGGGCCTAAATCCAGCATAGCTTTGCAGACAGGAAGAAACGCTGATAATTTTTTCAGCCCCATATTGATCTGCTTGAATCCAGAGGAAAGTTCCTTTGTGATTGTATCGCAGAGTTTTCCCCATGAAGCTAACTGCACCTCATCGGTATTAAGATACATCTCAATCAATCCTGATGTATTCTGAAAATCAATGGCATCTAAAAGAGGATGCTGCTGTGTTAAATCCTCAAATACCCGGTCGATCACGGTCTTAGGCATCACCACCTCCAGATCCGTCAGCGCCTGTTTCGGATTAGATGATTTCATAGCCTGAATGACCGCCTGGTAATACTGTGTCTCCTCGCTGGTCAGCTGATGAACGCCGCGGCCTGCCAAAACCATCGTATCTGCGGCCTGCTGCTGTGCTGCTACCTCATTAAGAATATTTTCCTGAATATTCATGGATAATTTCTCAAATGCCTCTGCAAAAGCGTCCGGATCATTGTTAGCAATCGCGTCATTCATCTGCTGTAAAATCTTTGTTTTTTCCTGCATCAATACATCTTTATTTTTCATTTCTACTCGCCTTTCCGGGCTACGCCCTTAAATAACTGTAACAGCTTCTTCGATTCTTTGTCCGCAGGATTCTTCCTGCTCCTAAGCTGTGTAATCTGCTCTCTGAAACTCTGCTGGCTGTTTAACTGCCTCTGCATCTGCGACAATTTTTCCAGCATATCGTCTGGTTTTGGCTCAACGGCCTTTTTTCCATACACTTCATCAATCAGGCCATACTCCAAAGCCTTATCCGGAGTCAGATATGTTTCTGCCTCCATCAGAGATTTTAATTCTTCTTCTGAAATCGTGGCCCGTTCCATGAATACCTGACGGTTTGCCTCCATCATATCGTCCAGATCATCCGCATATTTGCGAAGCTGCGTCGCATTCCCCGAGCAGTACATCCACATATTATGGATCAATGCCGTTGTACCAAGACACATCTTCCGGTTTTCGCAGGCCTGCAGGATCAGGAATGCCACACTATGGGCCACACCATCCACAATTCCTGTTTTATGGTTTGTTTTCTGCTTCAAAAGGTTGTAGATCGCCACTCCCTCTTTCACAGATCCCCCGTTGGAATTGATATGGAGTTCAATTTCCTGTCCCTCCGGGATTTCTGCCAGCTGTTCCGCAAAATATCTGGCGGATGTTTCAGATTCTTCATATTCCCAGGTATTCCAGTTAAACTCCCCATACTCCGTTACATCATCGTAGATATACAGCAGTGTTTTATTTTCTGCCTGTACTGGTTCCAGTCTCCAGTTGGTTTTTGACTGATTTATCATTTCTTCTCACCTCCTTCCCGCGGATCTGCGTTTAGACTCTCTAATAATTCCTGAATTGTACTGTAGTTCTTAGTAATGAAATGCTGATCCGCCCATTCTTCCTCAATTTTCGATTCTCCGATCATATGCAGGATGTCATTTATCGTGAAAACTCCGGAAGAGATCAGCTTATCTACCGGTGTTGCTATATCGAAAATATCAATATGCTTCACAGCAGTAGTATCAATCCTCAGGTAGTTCCCTGCCAATATTCCTGCCAGGCCGTTCCTTTTCCTGTTGATTTCTTTTTCAAGCATCCGTGCCAACGGATCAATACAGAATGTCAGAAGTTCATCCGTAGCCTTTCCAGTGTCCTGCACATCTCCTTTTGCCAGTGACGGAGGGAAAGAAAATGCCCTGGCAGTGAAATCGAAAATATCATCTGCCAGAGCTTTAATATCTCTTGTGGATTCGCTGGAATATGTCTTTGACTGCAGTTCCGTGTATTTATATCCGTCATACAAGGGTAGTACTGCATTTTCACTCTCAAAAAATTTCTTGAAATAATTGCTCATCAGCTCCCGCAGTGTATCAGAAAAGTCATCCTCTGCCTGCGCCTGTGCATCAATGTCTAAAACGCCTCTGCTGCCTCTCGACTTTTTATACGCATTCGCGGCGTACTGCATCAGATCATTATAACTGGAATATAGCAGGTTCACCAGATTCTTCATATCTACGGAGTTTAGCTGGAAATACATTACTTCACTTTGATAGAATATCTTCTCGAATGTAAAATTATCAACCGTCACTCCGCTAAACTGATAATCGTACATAGCATATGTGGTTTTCTGAAAATCATCTGCCACAAAAATCTGCCCGTTTGCCTCCACAATCAATGCTTCATTTTTGAGATACAGGTTCCCGATCAGCTTTGTAAGAAAAGCAGAAGCGTTTTGATTCCTGTTTGGCTCCACATTCCACAGGTAATACTCCGCTTTCTTTACTGGTTTATGCCCCAGATATGTCTTAAACTCGCATTTACTCAGCGCATTTGCAATCTTATTCACGCAGGTCCAAAAAGCGACCTCCCGGATATATGCATTATCCATCAGACCGAAAAATTCCTGCCAGTCAATATCTACTATTCGGGTCTGCTCCGCTGTTCCTCCCAGCTTTTCAACCAGCCATTTCTTAAAATTCAGCCCCACAATCTGTTTTCACCTCCCCTCAATAGGTATATACTTCAAACTTCGGTTTCTTCCGTCTCGCCATTGGCAGCAGATCCTCAATTGTCATGCTCGCCGCCAATGCCATGAACGGATCCGTCTTTCGGCTTTTTCCTTCTATCTTTCCATAAACGAAGTTTCCCAGATCCGCATCATTCTCATGCCCTGGTTTTCTCCCGGACCGGATTAACTTCGTGTTATTGGTGGCCCACCTCAGCAGTGGATTATCACCCCATATAAACCAATGATTTGTAAAGCAGCTGTCTATCACCGTAGCCACCCGCATAATATCCATCGGCCTAACCAATTTAATATTTTTATAGGTTTTCGCATCAAATCCGATTTCCCGAAGGGCATTACTGAGTAAAGCATAGCGGAAATCATCCAGAGCCAGATGCCGGATATCATACTGCCGTTTCATTTCCGTAATATAATCCGTTAAATATGACGGATGGATTTCCACATCATCAACCAGGGTCAGGTGTCCGTCCTTAGCCCATTCTTTCCACGGGCATTTCATTCGTGGAATATCCTTTGACTGTAAGCATAGCCAAGAATGGTTAATATCATAGCGCAGATCCCCATCCCTAAAATGCAGATTCACAGACGCAAAGTCTGTGATCTTGGAGTAGTCAATCCCGCAGGTGCAGCTCCACCGTGCCAGGTCGACCAGATCCCGCTTGGTTATCATGATATTTTCCCACTCTGTTACTTTTATCTCGCTAGAAGAATCCGGAATATTCATTCGCTTTGTCATGAATGCCGGCAGCCTGTCCGGATTTTTCTTCCAGTCCCTGTATTCCTTGCGAATTTCTTCCAGAAGGTTTGGCAGATACGGGAGCGATGGATTCGCCATCGGCCAGTTGGCCTCATCGTGTACATCTTCCTTTTTGTTTAATTTGCAGATAAACGGCAGAAGTCCATTGTCCGGTTCTCCCCCGCGTAGGATTTCTTCCGATGTTTCCAGCAGATCATCCAGGGGGCCTTCCCGGACATCCCCATTCGTTGTGTAGTAGGATCTTCTGGGATGCTTTTTCTTTCCCAGGCCGGTTGTAAAGACATTGATATTGGCATAATCCTCATACTGGTGGATTTCATTGAAGATGCAGATCCCAGAACGCAATCCATCTTTTCCCTTCGGACTGTTTGTCCGCCCTTTCATGCAGGAACGGTTTTTCAGGGACATTACCTGTTCTTTTGTCCAATAAAAGAAGCGTTTCATCTTCTTTATGATTTCCGGCTGTTCAAATGCTGCAATCACATCCCGCACAGGCCGCATGGCCTGGTCTTCATTATTCGCGCAGATATCCACATCATACTCCCGGATCCCATTATACGGAGACATCAGGCACACAGATTCCCACGCTATGGTTCCATCCTTTCCAGCGCCACGTCCCAGTTCGCAAAACAGATCCGGCCATCTTGGCAGTCCGCTATCTCTCCAATAGGTACAGTCATGTAATCCTATCACAAATTTCTGCCACGGAAATACCGTTTCAAACGGGAAATATTTTGCAAGCCCTATATAATGCTCCAGCTGTTCATCATCTGTGTAAATATTCTCTGTTTCAAAACATCTTTTAATATGTGCAACCAGTAATTCCTGCTCTTCGCAGACTGCATATGTGTGATTCTCAACAATATTGATCCATTCCTGGATATGTGGATTGATCCTACAGTTCATCCTCATCACTATCCGGAACGATCTCTCCTGTAGTCAGTCCAAGCTTATCAAGAATCAACAGCATCTGCTTTCCCACTGCAACCAGATCCTTCACCGATTGATTCTGCTTTACAATGGGATATCCGCTGGCCGAAGTTGTCTCGTAGGAAATTCCTCTGGTTTTAATGTCTTTCTGCAAGGCCTTTTTAATATCATACAGATTCATATAATCACAGATCAGGTCCTGAAAACATTCAATTTTAGCCCCTTTTTTCCATAGTTGGAGTTCCAGCGATTCCTGAATTTTCTTTTTATTTGGCGCCCTTGCTGCCATATCAATCACCTCAAATTTTTTATTTTTCATTTTTTCTATCATGCGCGCGAAAAATATCTTTTGTCTTGGCCACCCACCGGTCTCCAAACAGCCGATTAAAATTGTAATTTTTTTGACCGGGGGTATTACCAGCGTTCCTCTGTCAGCAGCTTTTTTTCTTTTTTTCGGTATCCATGAACTTCTTCATGGCAATCATGGCATAAAGAAAGCAGGTTCCGCTTCTGCGTTCCCTGCCAAGTATAGTACATATCCAGAGCCAATTCTGGATGTTTTTTTACATAATTAACATGATGTACTGTTGTTGCCTTTCTATAACGTCCCTTAGATTTACAGATCTGGCATTCATATTTATCCATTTTCAAAACCTGTTTTCTGAGTTTTTTCCAATCTGTACTATTATAGAAATCATGCAGCTTTCCTTCTATGATAAGTTTCTGTATACTTTGTATCCGGTCATCCATTACTTTTCTAATTATTTTTTTACAAGCAAAAATCCCCACATCTCTGTAGGGATCTTTACACAAAGGGATTATTACGGAGAAGTAGAATATGTACAGGATATTAGGAATATTCTGTCACACAACCTTCCAATGTTGCATGATAGCATATTACCACATTTTATCCGAACATGGGCGAACATTTTTAATTTTCTTCAAAAAAATCTTTTATTTCGCATTCGGCAGCTATTCTCTGTAAACTTCTTGGTTCGCTTCGGGAATATATCATTCATCTCTTGAGCCACTTTCCACCATGGTAAATCATCTATGTAATATAGGCGAAACATACTACGTAGTTCTCCATCTTCAATGTTATCAATAAATTCCTCTGCCTGAATCGTCAAATCCAACAATTCCAATTCATGTACTTCCAGAATATGGTCGTATCTTTGCAACGATTTTATTTTCTTAGATAGTATCTTGGTAGGGATTCCATTTATTTTAATTGAACCATATATATTCCACTCTCCCTTAGATCCCTTTACTGTATCGGAATATCGTTCGTTCTCTAACCTGCGAATTTCTTTTTTTATTTTCTCACGTCTTTGGCGTATACTCTTTATCTCCATTTTCATTTTATAACATTGTTTCAGTACCTCCTTGTCCAACGGTATCACCTCCTCGCCTTCAAAATCCTCTGTCTGGCCTCGTCCCACTCAGCCGCCCACATCTCTGCCTCTACCCGGACAATCAGGTACCGCTTCTGGTACAGTATTCCCATGTCGCTGTACCTATCGACCTACGCCCGTGTCGCCCAGTCAAACATCCGGCAGATTTCTGCTATGCTGTACCGCCCCACAAGCTTCCCGCAATCGTACAGGTCATAATATACCGGCCCCGGCATAACATCACCTCCCATCTGGTGGAAACCTCTTCCGATACTCCCTGTGCCCCTCCAGGTACTGTTCTGCCTTCCTCTGTTTGTCTAATAGCTGACGTAACTCATTCAGGAACTTCTGGCCGGATGGGCTCATAAAATACTGGGCGAATGCCTCATACATTTTTGCTGTGTCCTTATGCTCACGCCGTACTCTCCGGCTATTCCAGAGCTTCAGGGCCTCATTATGTAAGTCATACTTGTTGTCTGTAAATTCCAATGTGTGGAGAAGATCCTGGAGACGCTTGTCCTCATCCCCCACATACGAAAATGAAATCTGGTACATCTCCTGGCATACTTTTGCAAACTCTAGGAAATCCTCCAACTGCTCAGATGGCTTCTTTTCCACGGTATCACCTCCAGATCAACAGCACCGCCATCAGGGAGCCCCAGACCATAAGGTAATCCCATCGGTCAATGTTGTACCGTATCAGATTGGTTGTCCCGGTTATGGCCCACAGAATAATCACTACGTTCTTGAGCACATTCATTCTCTTACCTCCTGTATCTCTCATCCGGGCATAATGACGTATACGCATAGGCCGGCATCTGGGCTGACCACTCATCCAGCTTCGGCCCACGGATCGCCTCTGCGTCACTGGCCGCT